AAATATACATTGACGGCTATAATGTAGAGTATGAAATTTTGGAAAAAGTAGACCCCAAATTTCTGGATAAGACCTCAGAGGAAGAGACAGAAATCCCGGAGGGCTACTACTTAGCCAAACTAACACAAATCAGATTTTATAACTCAGAAGGTCCCGGAAGCAAGCCGCTGAACGCTCTTACGTACCGATTGAAAGACGAAACGGACGCTGATCTGGTAACTCGCGTATTCAATGATATACGAATGTGTTAATAGCGAATATTTGATAAAATAGAATAAGGACAAAGGGGAAATAAACAGACGAAAGAGTGATAAAAAAATGGGCTTTACTTATAAAGAGCAGTACGCCGTTATAGTTATCTGTGAAAATGAGAAAGACCAAGAAAGCATATACAACCGCCTGAGAGCTGAGGGCTACAAATTGAAGGTGGTAGCGGTATGACGAAAATTGAAATACATCACCGAGTCAGTGACTTTGACACCTACAGAGCCGCACGGGTTAAAAGTTTATTCAATGCCGAGAGCGGCTGCAACTTTGACCTTGAAATCGAAGGCGTAGACCTCACGGGAGACTGGAATATAGGGGCCGTCGTTGGCCCTTCCGGATCCGGTAAGACTTCAATCGGTCGACAGATCTTTGAAACTGATAAAATTATAGACCTTTCAAAGGGCTGGAGTTCAGACCGCCCTATAGTGGAAGATATAGCTCCCGGCGGAGACTTTAACACTGTAACGGGTATGCTGGCCGCTGTAGGTCTCGGAGACGTTCCCGCATGGCTGCGCCCGTTCCACGTACTTTCCAACGGGGAGCAATTCCGCGCCGGTCTCGCTCGCCTCATATGTGAAAAGCCCTCAGAGGTCGTTGTTGACGAGTTCACTTCTGTAGTAGACCGCCAGATCGCGCGCATAGGGGCCCACGCCTTCCAAAAAGCATGGAGACGAGAAAACCCGGACGGTAAGGTGGTGATCCTTTCCCCGCACTATCATATTTTAGACTGGTTACAGCCTGACTGGGTAATCGACACTAAAGACAAAACTTTCAAACGCGGGAACCCCCGGCGACGCCCCGAAATCGAGCTGGAGCTGCGGAAGGTCGACGGCAATCTCTGGAGATATTTTGCGCCGCATTATTATTTAGAGCTGCCTCGCCCTATAGCTGCGGAATACTTCGTCGGAACCGTAGACGGAGAGCTTGCTTGTCATATAGCCGTCTGCCCGTGGTTCCATAATGGAGGATATAGGGCCACCCGCTTAGTGACAATGCCTGAATGGCAGGGCGCCGGCGTTGGTACCCGTTTTCTTGAAGCTATAGCTCAATACCATTTAGACGGTCACGGCCGCAAGAACAGAAAACTGCCGACGTTCTTCCATACGTCGCACCCTCAATTATGCGCCGGGCTGAGAAGATCCCCGAAATGGGTTCAGACCTCCGCTATTCTCTACGGAAGCAATAAAAAGAAAAGTACAGAATCCCTGAAACGTTCAGAGGAACGAAAAGGGACACCGCTCAACGGAAGAATAAAAAGCGCGGGCTTCGGCGGTCACTTCCGGGCCGTTCAGGGCTTTAAGTACATAGGAGGGGACGGGAACATATGAAACAGATTGCAACCGTAATACGGCCCATAGAACAGCGTGAAACTTTCGACAACGAGGTCAACGCTTTACTGGCTGAGGGCTGGAAGTTGACAAAACGCAGCGATATAGCCCTCCCCGGAACTCCGAGCGAGGCGTTTAATATTTCATACAGCCCCGCTTTAAAGGCTGAACTGGAGCGAGAGGTTCCGCCGTGGCCGGAAGAAATAACAACGTAATAACAAAGACCCGCCTTTTAATAACAAAGGGCGGGTTTTTTCTGCTCAAAATAAATATTGAACTATTTGTAAAATAATGCCTTAACCCCTTGACTTATACGTCAATGTGTGGTATAATATGGATACAAAGAAAAACGAAAGAGGAAAAGAAAATGTACGAAGTAGTTAAAACAGTGAACGGTTACGAAATCACCCGAATGAAAGGGACAAAAGGCTTTTATTATGTCAACGTGAGAGAGGGTAAGGGGTTCAGAGAGTTCCACACCTTCAAAACAATAAAAGCAGCTGCGGCTTTTTGTGAAACTCTTAAATAAAACTAATAAAGCCGAGCGGAGCGGCAAATCTCCGCAATGAGTGAAAGGAAAAAAGAAAAATGACACGAGACGAAAAATACGCGAGACTTATACAAGCAGTAGAAGAATGCAACCTTGAAACAAAGTATGACGTGGTAGCATGGAGCGTCGGCTATTTCGGAATGGTTGACAATGAAACATTTGAACTTATAGAACGCTTATACCTTGATATGTTTATAGATCAGTAAAACAATAGGAGGGACAGATCATGAAATTCTATTTTCAAGACTATGCGGGAAACCGCCGCGATCTCTCCGCTGACGAACTGAGAGAACACATGAGCGAATACAATATCCGCGAGGCTGTAGAAGCTAAACAAGCGGATCCAAAAGAAGAAGTCAGCTACATGACAGTAGGCGGCTTCATTATCTGCGAAATGGACGATATGGAGCAGATACTCGTAAAAGCGGAAAGGGACGCAGCAATCTTGCAGGTGAAAAAACTTATGGAAAGCCACGAAAAATGGAAGGCAGCGCACCCGAGACCGAAGCGCCGCCAGAAAAAGGAGGGAAACACCATGACAGCCGCAGAACTTCAAAAACTCGTAAACATAGCAAGAGAAAACATTCCGGAGCTTGAAGCTCGTCAGGATCTCGAAGCGCACAACAGCGACAGCGAGGACTTCTTCGAGACCTCAGTCTGGAGTCTCAAAGACGCGCTGATCGCGGCCTACGAGCTGGGGAAAGCTACAGGGAAAAAGAACTGAAAGGGGGCGGCTACTATGACATACGCCGTATACGTTGACAGCGAGGTCTATATCGGAGACGTAAGCGCACCGGATCGTAAAACGGCTGCTGAATTTGTAGAGCAGCAAGGATATGAAGCCGGAACCTATGAGCTTCGGGAATTGATAGAATCGGAGGTGAAAAAATGACATTCAAAGAACTACGAAAGCGCTCAGGAATGACGCAGAAGGCATTCGCTGAATATTTTAACATCAGCAGACGAAACATTGAGAGTTGGGACACGGACTACAGGACGCCGCCGGGCTATCTGCTGGAGCTTATGGAGTATAAGCTCAGAAAAGAAGGCATAATCGAACGGGAGGACGACGACAATCTGCAAAAGCTGCTTGATTTATTCGACAGCTGGAACTTGAAAGAATATATCCCATTTCATACGGAGAGGGCAATGTTAGCAGACTATCTTCTCCAAAACGGCGTAAACTTCGGCGAGCGGGTGGACGTAGACAAAGGAGCCAGCCGGGCCAAGCCGGAAGCAGAGAAGCCCGACGCGATTATAGACCAGAAAACATGGGAGGCGGTACAGACGAAATTAAGAGAACGAAAAGAGCAGCCAGCCCCTCCGAACGGCTATAAATGGGAGGGCGACAAGCTGGTGATCGACGAGTCAGAGGCGGCAAAAATCAAAAAGGGAATAGACGACTTCCTGAAAAAATAAAACGACCAAGCCGGAGAGGGCAAAACCTCCCCGGCTTTTTTCTATTCATGGGATCGGGGATAAAAAGGGAGCAAACTCGACAAAAGGGGAGTAATGGAGACAAAAGGGGAGTAATGGAGACAAAAAGGGAGTAGTCCCTATGCTATAATGTAAAATGTAAAGAACCGTCCGAACAGAGTCGACACTCGCCGGGCGGTTTTTCGCGTGCTCCGGGTCATTTTAGGCAGAACTGCGGAGAGGATCCGCACCGCTGCAACGGGAGGGCCGAACCTCAGAACTTTATACCGGACAAAAAGGAAGCCGTCGGAGGGCACACAAACCCTCAGGCGGTTTTTATTATACATACGCGGACGTGGCGAAATCGGAAGACGCGCGAGCCTCAGGAGCTCGTGGCCTATAGCTAAAGGCCGTGGGAGTTCAAGCCTCTCCGTCCGCACCACATTTTCGACCTCCAAAGAAAATAAACAGGCACAAAGAAACCCCGCCAGCGAGCAACAGCAGCGCAGCGGGGAAACGTGCCACCCCTCTATAAAAAAATAACACCGGGGGGGAGGGGGTCAAAAAATTAAGAAGGAGGAAAAGCGCATGAGTGATTTATACAAAGCCGGAAGCTCCAGAAGAACGAAGGGCAGCTTCACCGTGGAAACAGCGGGCGGCGCCGAGATCATAAAGCGCCTCCGGAAATTAGAAAACGGCGGAAAGGTAGCGATCGAGCGAACAGTCTCAGACTTTACTACCAGAGCTCCGGCGTGGGTCTCGAAAGGGATCCGCGAACACTACGGGGTAGACGCTGGAGCAATCAAAGACGCACAAAAGAAACCACGCCGAGGGGCTACAAAGATAAAGGTCTCCGGGGTAACAGTTGACGGGGCCACCCTTGAATATAAGGGCCGAACCCTCACACCCGTACACTTTAAGCTCAGCCCGAAGTCAAGGCCTGAGAATCAACAGCAGCAACAGCTCAGAGTTCCCGGCCAAGCTATAGCAGGCGACAGTGACGTGGCTATGATAAGGCCCCCGAAAAAGTACAAGGTCAAGGCTACGATCATAAAAGGAAAGCGCGTGACTTTCCCAGTGAATACGTTCATGGCTACGAGTAAAAATGCAACGATCCCCTTCCAGAGAACAGGCAAAGGAAGGACACCGATCGAGGCGGTGAGAACTCTCTCAGTTCCTCAGATGATAGACGGCAGAGCAAAGGAAACTATACAGCAGATTATAAGCGAAAAGCTCGGCGAACGTTTTCAGCACCATATTAACAGAGCAATGAAGTAATAAAAAATAAATTAAAATATTTTTTGTTCATGTAATAGCCAACGTCAGGCGTTACAATCGCGCCAAAGCGACGAAAGCAAAAATAAATAAAAAGACAAAGACAAGGAACAGAAAGCCTCTGACGCGAAAAGAGACGCGGCGAAAAGGTACTGTGGGGGATTTTAAAACCCTGCGGTGCTGGCGAGCCCAAAATAGCTCCAGTTTTTAAAAAAATTTTTCAGGCCGTTTCGTTTCGCTTTTGTCACAATATACGGCTCAGCATGGCACACAAAAGGAGGTGACGCCATGGCGGAGACACAAAAAAAGAACCTGCAAGGCTCGGATATTATCGCGCGCCTTTTCGGCGTCACAACGCGCCGCGTGCAGCAGCTTGTAAATGAGGGCATAATTCCGGCGGAACAAAAGAAACCGCTCAAATTTGACCTTTTAAAAACGGTTCAGGCCTATATTAAATACCTGAGCGACAAGGCATACGGCAAAGAACAGAAAAGCACCGACACAGTTCAAGCCGAAGCCGATAAACTGAGAGCCGAAGCGGATCTCAAACAGCATAAGGCAAAAATTGCAGAAATGCAGCTCAATGAATTAGAGGGCACCATGCACCGCAGCGAAGACGTGGAAGCTATGACAAACGACCTTGTTTATACTATCCGCGCTCAGATCATGGCGCTGCCCGGTCGTCTCGCTGTAGACGTCGCGCAGATCAATGACGCAAACGAAGCCTCGGCGCTGATCCGCTCCGAGTGCTACAAAATACTTGAAGAGCTTGCAGGCTACAAATACGACCCCGAAGAATATAAACGGCGGGTAAGGGATCGGGAAGGCTGGAGCGCTGCGCTCGAAGATGAAAGCGACGACTAAAAAAGCCGCTCGAAAACTCAACGCAGCTATAGGCCCGGCAGTCCGTAACTTCAAACCGCCGGAAAACTTGACGGTCGCGGAATGGGCCGACAAATACCGCCGACTTTCCCCGGAGAACTCCGCAGAAGCGGGCCCGTGGAGAACTGCGAGAACTCCGTATTTAAAAAAGCCTATGGAATCGTTCACGGATCCGAAGGTTAAAAACATAGTAATGGTAGCGGCTTCTCAGGTAGGCAAGACGGAGCTTGAACTTAACGCAATCGCGTACATTATCGACCAAGACCCCGGCACGATCCTATACGTACACCCGACACTCGACGAGGCGCGGAAGTTTTCAAACCTCCGTATATCTCCCATGATACGAGACGCAAAGCGGCTAAAGGCTAAGGTCTCAGACGTAAAGACACGCGACAGCCGGAACACGATTTTACAGAAGTCTTTCCCCGGCGGTATGCTCATGCTCGCGGGCTCAAATGCTCCGGCGGCTCTTGCTTCTACCCCTGCCCGTTATATTATCGGTGACGAGCGCGACCGTTGGGCGGTAAGCGCCGGAACTGAGGGCGACCCGTGGAAACTCGCAAAAGCAAGGCAGACGACTTTCTACAATGCGAAAGCGATCGAAGTCTCAACGCCGACAATTAAAGGCGCGTCTGCTATTGAAAAAAGCTATCTGAACGGCACACAGGAACGCTGGTGCCATAAGTGCCCGGAGTGCGGCGAATACGGTGAGATCATATTCGACCGGATCCACTTCGAGCATACACACAGAAAGGTACACGGAAAAAGGGTCTATTCTATAAACGGCCCTATCTCATGGGCGTGCCCGAACTGCGGCTGCCTCATTGAAGAGGAGACCATGCGGCGACAGCCTGCGAAGTGGATCTCAAACAACCCCGGCGCATACGAAAAGGGAACAGTTTCTTATTGGCTCAATGCGTTCTCGTCTCCGTGGAAATCATGGGAAAGTATAGTCTTGCAATTCCTTGAAACGAAAGACGACCCGCAGCAGCTCAAAGTTACATTTAACACTCTTTTCGGGGAACTCTGGGAAGATCGCGGCGGAATCGCTGACGAGGACACAATGCTCGCACGCCGTGAAGACTACGGCACAAACAAGGACGGCTCCCCCGTAGAAGTACCGGAGGGCGTTCTCGTTCTTACGTGCGGCGTTGATACTCAGGACAACCGACTGGAATATGAGGTAGTAGGCCACGGCCATTACGGCGAAACATGGGGCATTAAAAAGGGCTATATCATGGGAAAGCCGGACACTGCCGCAGTATGGC